TTGTCCTGTGTCCTCCGTCGTGATATTGAAATCCACCCCTGTGGCGAAACCGCCGCTTGTCGGCTTCGTGTATATGATCTTCAATATCGGCCCATTGAGCGGCTCGGCTGTATACGCTACAGCAGTCCCGTCGGCGGCAGTAGTTACATTTACAACGTGCTTTATGACATACATTTCACCTCACCGCCCACTAAGCTTTCGCAAGGATCCCTACATTTTCAAGAGCTGTGATAATTGCATTCATCGCTGTTGCTATTTCCGTACCGCTTGCTGTAGTTGTAAGTGGTGTAACTTTACTTGCTTGTGTTCCGTTGGCCGTAATTTTACCTCCGGCTATTTTAAGTTCGCCCTCTATGACTTGGACTTCTCCGCCTTGCTCTTTATAGTTTTTTACATTTGCCATTGTATTTCCCCCTTTCTTTAGTGGAAGGGGCCGGTTTACCCCGACCCCCTCTTAAATATATTATGCGGTGCCCTCCTCGGGGCTGACATGTGTTTCGATTACCAACGTTCCAGTAAGTGCCGATACTGGCGGCGCCTTTCGTGCTTGATATTGGATCGCATAGATATCTCCAAGCGTGCTCGATGTCCCGCGCGTCGCATGCAGCCTTAAATATCGCTTGGTAGGCTTATAGATGTCGATAGCGCAAACCTCATTACTGCCGCTTGTGCCGCTCACAACCTTAGTGCCCTTCAGATCTACGGCGTCAGAGAGATCTGGTAGGGCCCCTTGCTGCACCTTGATGAAGTTCCCATCAGCGGCAGTTCCAAACCGAGTTATAAACAAAACACCCTCGAAGCCCTGCATGTCGATGACGTCAGAAGGGACTGCATCTGTACCTGCGGCCTGTGCCGGTTTCGCAAGTATTAACTTGATATTCTTGCTCAGCTCATGCATCAACATCACCCCTACGCCAGCTTAACACGGGCAAAAGCGGACTCGAGCACGGGGGCACCGTCACACCATATACGCCCAATGAACCCAATTTGGTTCGTCTGCGCAAAGAGCTCGTTTAGCCGCTGGATCTCCATTCCAAACATCTCAGCGATCCAGTAATACCGGAAATTGCCGAGGATCCCCACATATTTCCCGGTGGTGAAGGTGTTAGGTGCATACTCGGACTCATTGATGGGCAAGTTAAGAAGGGTATCAGGTTGACCGGCCGCAAGGCCCGGCCTCCATAGATACTGCCCTTCGCCATCTTTAAGTTTGGCGATCATCTTCACTGCGTCGCGATGGAATATCCACTGTGCACCACCACGATACTGCTCTTTAAGAGCGTATTTCACCTCGAACAGGTTATCTGCAGCTATAGCCGACGTAGTGTTTCCGGTGCTTACGTCCCTGGCGGTGCTTATCCCGTTTGCGCTTGCGTAAAACACACCGAGAGGCTTATTGCTGCCATCGCCATTAAGGAAAGTGTTTTCCTGCGCCGCAGCAAACTTGAACGCCAAGCGCTCCCTTACGAGACCCTCAACCGGGATAGCCGACGTCCGTAGGAGTTTCATGCTCACTTTTACCAGCTTGGTCAGCTGATGGGGAGTGAGAGACCGCTTACCCAAAGCCATGGTAGTATCTTCATCGACTTCTTCTATCTCTGTCGTCCAGTTGGGGTCTGATACATCTGCCTCAAGGGTGGGAGCACCCAAACTATCCGACGTAGTAACGGGTATAACCGTGGCGAGGCCCCTAATGAAAACTTTATTGTCGAGTTCCTTGATAAGGTCTGCGACAAACTGCTCTGGAGGAAGCAAGAAGCCTCCTTTTCCGTCTACGTCGGCCTGAAGTTGGCGCAGCTCAGGGCCTATAACCCCGCTTTTAATGAACGCTCTAAACTCGGGCATAAGATCCGCTTGGCGCTTCATGTCTTTGCCCGACGCGGGGTTAAGCTTGATAGGCTCATTAACTGGAGCGTCTATTTGCGCTTCAAGGCGCTGTTTTTCCTCAAGACGCTTGGCGCGCTTGGCTAATTCATCCATTTCGCCCATCATCTTGTCATACTGCGCCTGCTCCTCGGCGCTGAAGTCACGCCCTTCGGTCTCAGCTTTGTCAATTAAAGCTTTTGCCTGCTCCCATATATTCGCTCTTTTTTCAAGTAATTCTTTTACGTCTGCCATTATATTACCTCCTTCATAAATAGAAGTTCTGCCTTTCGGCGAAGCATTTTAAGTCTTATTTGTCTTGCTGAGTCTTCTTCCCATGGCGGAGTCCTGTCGAATTGCCTGTAATGTCTGCCGAGGTGTGTGCGCACTTTGTCTACATCGGCGTTTGGTAAGTTAGCTTGTGGCAACCTCGCCGCTGCGTTTGATACGGCCCGCCACACCACGGCCCCATCGCTTGGCCTATGGTGTGGAAATTTGAGGTCGCCATAAGTTTCTGGCGGCATAGTTGCGGCCCACGCGAAGTGTTTGGCAATTCGCCTTTTTTCTGCATCGCTCAAGTCGCCCCACTGTTCATCGGTGAAGTCCTCTAAGCTTGGCGCTTCCCAAGGTTCGGCTTCGGGAGCGAGCTTGCTTGATACATCGCCAGGGTCCACGCCTCTTTTTTCTATACTCCTAAAGTGCTCCTCAAATACCTCCTTTGCGCTTCTGACGCCAGCTGACGTTGACGGATAGGCTGGATATGTGACGGGCGATACGTCATAGAGCCGTGGTATTTTGACAAGTTTTCGAATGGGGATCTCGCCTGTATCGTCCCATTCTTCAATGCCGCCTTCCATCGAAAACGCGAAAGACGACTGGTCGACGTCACCGCGCCTGAGGAGCTCTACGAGATCCCGCCCTGCTGCGGTCTTCATGTTCGGCCTAAACTCGTATCGGAGGCCCCTTTCGTCCTCCCATACGCGCAAGGTGTTATTCTTCGTTCGTGCTACGATCTGGGACGGGTCGTGATTAAATAGCGCTCTTATATCCGGGGCTTCGAGGGCATCCTTAAATGCACCGGGAAGGATAACCTCTCTAAAACCCCACAAGACCTCAGACTGCTCGTTAAACCGGGCAGCGTAGCCGGAGACCACAGGTTCGGCGTCGATATCGCGGAGTTCTATCGTGGTGTTTGTGTATCTACGCTCCATCTTCTCTTTGCCCATTCTCTTCATCTACCCCCCTTCCTACCGGTGCTGCTGAAGTGATCGGCATCATGTTGCCGTTTATAAGATAGGCGTCACCGCCTTCTTCTTCTGGTATCGGATTCATATTTTCAAGCTCTCGAATGTCGTTTGCGCTAAGCCATCCGTCGTTGCGACCGGTTCGATAATACTGGGCACGACTCTGGACATCGCCCCGTAAAAGGCCGTCGAGCACATGCTCGACATAATATCGCTTTTTACCTTCTGGGCCAAGCAGCTGCCGGCGTATCTGCTGCTCCCAGTTGACCGCACGAGGCCGTATGCAGTCCTGGACAAACTCAATTGACTGATGTTCGATATTGGAGAAAGTGCTTCTATCTAATGAAGCAATTTTGTGAGGTGGCACACCGAAGAAGCGAGCGACCTCTTCCACTTGATATTTCCGCGTCTCAAGGAATTGTGCATTGTCGTTTTGTATTGTGGTCTGATGAAATTTTAAGCCCTGCTCAAGGAAAAGTATCCGGTGCCTATTACCAAGACCTTCATATTTCTCTCGGAACGATTCCTGAAAATTTTTCAACGCCTGCTCTGATAATTTGCCTGGGAGTTCGACAATTCCTGATGCAACTGCGCCATGAGCAAAGAACTCTGAGCCATACTCCTCGGCGGCGAGAGCAAGAGCTGCGATCTCACGCGCATATTGGAGCGGAGGATAACCAAACAGGCCATCACCAAACCCGCGAAGGTGAAACATCTCATACGATAACAGCGTTCTTGGCGTATCGTCTGGCACAAACACATCATACACAAGCAACTGCTTGCTGGCGTTGCGGCGCGGCCTAACGTAGACCGATGGTATGGGCCATAATTCTTTCACGCGGCCGGCTCCATCATACACAATGTTCGCATAAGCATTACCAAATAATTCCAGTTGGCATTGCATTGTCTTCCTAAAGTCGAAGCCGGTCATTTCCGGATTCGGCTCATACTGGAGTATGTCATATAAATAATGATCCCTAGCACGTTCCTTCCCACGAGGGTCTTTCCGTCTGTATGTTGGCAAAGGAAGTGATGCGAGCGTGTTGGAAATGAGGTTTACACAGGCATATACAGCAGAGACTTTGAGCATGTCGTCTTCTGTAATGTACAACCCTGAAGCCGACAAGTTCCCACCGCTAAGGAAATTAGAAAGCCATTGGGGCGGATTAGATAGGCTGCCCTGCGGAGAGGCGCGCTTGCCGCGCAGTGCGTTTATCCGCTTTTTAATTCGCTCCCACACCTGCACCCGAACACCTCCTTACAGGGCTATTATACCCCTTGTTTCATATACTGACTCTTCTGGACTTTCTGACTGCTGCCACGCTGCAATTGCTATTATTAAACTCACCGTAGGGTCTATTCTTTCTGTGGCTTTGTTTTTGACCGGCCGGATATTGTCGTTTGCGTCTGGCATTATAACGACATTATCTGTCGACCAACGCAAAACTGGGTTGCCGCCATGGCACAAAGACCCCTCGAGCACCCTACGTTCAAGCTCCTTACATGCCGGCGATAGTGTCTGGAACCCCTGCCTGATCGGTATAACAACCATGCCGTCCTCTTGCTCAAGCTGTATCGCCAGCTGTGTGGCGTTCCACGGGTCATATCCTATGGCCTGGAGGCCCGGATATTCTTCTTTGATGTCGTTTATCCTCTTTCGGATGAAACTATAATCGATCGCGTTCCCCGGTGTGGCCGTGATCCATCCCTCGCGCTCCCATTGCGAAAACGGGACTCTATCACGCCGTTCCCTTGCTATCATGTTCTCGCGGGGGATCCATGACCAGTTAAGGACGGCTCCAGTTTCTGGGCAAAAGAGCGATGCGCTTGTGATATCTACTGTGCTTGACAAGTCTAATCCCAAATAGCACGGAGCACCCTCTGGTATTATCGGTTCCCCACTACATGCGTCCCATTTTTCCATATCAAGCCACCGAGTCTCCTGGGATGTCCATTGATTGAGATATAGGCGCCTAAAGGTGTTTTGGTATGCCGGAATTTCCATAGCTCGCTTACATTCCTGCTGTAAAAACTGCGGCTGTATTGACACT